TTTCAGGTGTTCGTTCTGTCTTCCAAACTAACATAAGTCAGGCTACGTATACGTCGAGTAGCACAACACAGCCAGTAAACAATTTCATGCGTTCGCAAGGAGTATTGGCAAGGCAACGCCAAAACATGCGTACCGGTTTGAATGTAACATAAGGATATATTATGTCAGACGCAAATAACAGACGCCATCCGGAATCTACATTCGAAGCCGAATACCCGTATAATCAATCAACGATTACACGCAGCGGTCATGAGATTCATATCAATGATACTCCAGATAAGGAAAGTCTGCGAATCGCTCATACTAAAGGTAGCTACGCCGAAATTGATAAAGACGGAAGAACCGTGGTCAATTCAGTTGGTAAAGCATATTACTATATGTGCGATGGTTTCAGCACTACCATTGACGGTCATTACGATGTAAAGGTAAGAGGCGTAATGAATGTCAACGTTGATGGTTCTGTCAAAGAAGAGACCGCTGGTAACCGATACATGGCTGCGGGTGGTGAGTATGTTGTCGGCGTTGGTAGTGTTTTATCACAGACTATTGTTGGTGATAAATATGAATCAATCGGTGGCGATGAAACAGTAGGTATTGCTGGAGCAGAATATAAAAGTGTTGGAACAGATTCAGTAACACATATCAATGGCGTAAAGACCGAAATACTAAACGATGATTGGTCTGTAACTTCTGGTGGTAATATTGAAATCATCAGCAGCGGTAACATACGAATCAAGTGTAAGAATTTTGAGGTCGAAGCCGAAACTATAACACTAAAGACAATCGGTGGTGATGTGACTATTACTTCTTCTGGTCAGGTGCTATCGACATCTTCTGGGCAGACTAAAATTGAAGCATCCGCTGTTAATATCGAAGCTTCTGGTCAAACCAAGATCGTCGGTAATCCGCTCAATCTTAACCCATAAGGATAATACATGGCTGGTATATGTGTAGATGGGGATAATGCTGGTGGTTCTATTATAGCAAGTTCTTCCAATGTTTTTGCGCATGGCAAGAAAATAGCGCTGATTGGCGATTCAGTAACTCCCCACGGTAAAACTCCACACAACAGCGCTGTAATGGTTGGTGGATCGAGCAAAGTATTCGTTAATGGAAAGGGTGTAGTCAGATCTGGAGACTCTGCATCTTGCGGTCACTCAGCATCTTCTTCAGTTTCAGATATATCTGCAGGATAATCAAATGTCAACAAGATCAGATCATTTTACCCAAACAAAAGTAACTCCGGATCTGTTCTCGGACTTCCTTGACGGTCTAACTCCACATCCAATCACCAAAGATCTTGGTCGTGTAAAGAACGAGCAATCAATCAAGCAGGCACTAAAGAACATCATTCTAACCAATCTAGGCGAAAGACCATTCCAGCCTAATATTGGTTCGGATGTGTATGCTTCTTTATTCGAGCCTAACGATGTCATTATGGAAGAAAATCTTAGATTCGCTATAGGAAACGCTATTCGTTTTCATGAACCAAGAGTCAATCTGATTGAAGTGCGCGTTACTTCTTTCTCAGAAGAGGACCGTGTCGCTATCAATATCATTTTTTCAATAATAAATAGTATGCAAGTTCAAAGTGTAAACCTGTTCCTAAGAAGAGTACGTTAATGGCAAATAACTCAATCAGTCTGGTAAATCTAGACTTCGATAGTCTAAAAGCAAGTTTGAAAACGTATCTGAAAACACAGACGCAATTCGCTGACTACGATTTCGATGGTTCTAATATGTCTGTGTTGCTTGACATCCTAACATACAATACACACCTGAATGCATTTTATATGAACATGGCTGTATCTGAGATGTTCCTAGACTCGGCACAGCTGCGTAACAGCGTTATCTCAAGAGCCAAAGAACTAAACTACATACCAAGATCAGCCAAGTCATCTGAAGCGCAAATCAACGTGCGTTTTCCTCAGACTGGTCTTTCGGTGCTCTCGATTCCTTCGGGAACTAAATTTACCGGTAAATCAGGCAACGGTACGTTTACATATACAACAAACCAGTCGCATGTGATCTACCCTTCGGGTGGTTACTTTACTGCCAATCTAAACATATACGAAGGCATATATATCAGCGATGCATTCGTTGTAGACAGCTCAATTGAAGCTCAGCGTTTCGTTATGACAAACGACAATATCGATACAGATTCTATGGTTGTTCTCGTCTCAGAAAATAACAGTCAGACGAACACTTATTTTAATTTGGCTTCAAACCTTTACGGTCTTACTTCGAACTCTACGATTTACTTTCTTCAGGCTACGGAAGACACTCGTTATGAAATTGTTTTCGGAGATGGAGTGTTTGGTCGTAAGCCTCTGAATAATGCTCTGGTTTACACGACGTATAGAACATGCTCAGGTTCCTTTGCAGACGGCTCTACGAACTTCACACTTGACGATAACATCGGGGCGATAAACGGTCTAGGAAGTTTCTTGAGTCCGACCATCACTGTATTCGGCAAGGGAAGCTCTGGCGGCGCTTCGGCGGAAACAATCGACTCTATTAGGTACAACGCGCCAAGACATTATCAGACTCAGGACAGAGCTGTTACGATGTCTGATTTCAAGAATATGGTTCTTGGTAACTTTACCGAAGTCAAAACAGTGAATGTGTTCGGAGGCGAATCGGTTGTTGGTTCGGTTCAATTCGGTAAAGTGTTCATCACTCCGGTGACCTATTCCGGAGCTCCTCTCTCAGATCTAGAGAAACAAAACATCGAAACATATCTTCAAAACAAATGCACATTAGGTATCAAACCTAAAGTCATTGATCCAAATTATCTATATCTCTTAGTCACTTCTAAAGTCAAATTCGACAGTGCCGCGACGATCAAAACATTAGCCGACGTGCAATCAATCGTAAACCAGGCGATAGGAATATACGACACCGAATACTTGACTGACTTTGATATTGAATTCAAACTCTCAAGACTGGAAGCCGCAATCAACGATTCAGATCAGAGCATCAGTAGTAACGAAACAACTATCGTTATGAGAAAAGATGTAAATCCAGATTTGAACACTGACACTTACATCGATATCAATTATCGAAATGCAATCGTTCCAGGTTCGTTTTCTTCGACTACGTTTATAAGTGGCGGTAGAAGTTACCAGTATACGGATTATAATCCAATCAATAATACCTTCTTAATCAATCAATTACCAGGAGGTAAAATCGTAGTAACGAACTCTTCGAAGAACGTTTATCTGATAGACGTTACTCTTCCCGGATACGAGTCTTATTCAACCGCAGGGTCAATCAATTACGTAAACGGTGCAATATCTCTAAATCAGATAACGATTAACGGATTTGTTGATTCGTCGTCAATACAGTTCTTCGCTTCGCCTGCGAATCAAGATATTATGGCAAGCGGAAACGATTTGATTCAGATTGATCTTGCTAATCTAAACATTACGGTAGTGCCAATTTAATGTCTATTGAGAAGCTTGTATCCCCTTTCATTCCCCAGCAGTTTCCTGCTTTTTATAAAGAAGAAGGTCCGAACTTCATTGCGTTCGTGAAAGCGTATTATGAGTGGCTCGAATCACCCGGTAATGCTCTGTATCACTCTAGGTCTCTACTTGACTATGTCGACGTTGATTCAACGGAAGCAAACTTCGTTAAGTACTTTAAGAATACTTATCTTCAATCACTTCCAGAGTCTATTATAGCGGACAAACGACTACTCGTCAAGCATATTCTTGATCTTTACAGATCAAAAGGTACTCCGCGCGCGTACGAGTTGCTGTTCAGAATTCTTTATAATGAATCAATTGAAATATACATTCCCGGCGATTTCCTTTTAAAACCATCAGATGGCGAATGGGTCATTCCAAGATACATTGAAGTGTCTGACAGTAAATACTTGGAAAAATTGATTGGTAAACAAATTTACAATAGTAGCCGAAACGCGACTGCCGTTGTTGAATCAGTTAATCAAAAAATCGTTAACAATCGTTTTATGCATGTGCTTTATCTTTCAACGATTGACGGTAGATTCAAATACGGAGAGAGAATTCTTTCTGAATCAGTTCCTGAAATAAATTTAAATAATGCTCCTGTAATTCTTGGTTCGCTTACTGCAGTTGCTATTGAAAATGGCGGTTTGGGGTTCAAAAAAGGCGATTTGGTAGATATATCCGGAACAGGCGTTAATGGTAAGGCTAGAATCGCAGGTATAAGAGACGAGAATGGTAAGGTTCAGTTCAACCTCATTGACGGCGGTAGCGGTTACAGTGTTAATGCATTAGTGACAGTCGCGACGTCTCTATATTTAAATGTTTCAAATACGATTGGGTCTTTTGCGATTGGAGATAAGCTAGTTAGTTCGAACACTGCAGCGAATGGCACTATCACGTTTTCTAACACAACGTTCGTTCAGATGATCAATTTTAGTTCTAATCTAAATTTTTACGTTGGTGATACAGTAACCAACTCGAATGGCGCTTCAGGAAC